ATCCTTTCCCGTTCGGTCAAAAAATCGGGATCGCGCTTGATGGCGTCACCAATCCACTCCAGCGCCATAGCGTTCAAGTCGGCTTTCTCTTGCCCGTCGATTAAATCCAGCAATTCGGGAGCCCATGGACAGCCTTGCAGCCTCTGGCTTTCCAGCCATTCGCGCGCGTTCAAATGGACATAGGCCATCAGGAAACGTCCTTTTCATCCTCAGCGCCGCAGCGCGTGCAGGTTAGTCCGATACACCCGCCCGATCGTGTGCCGTTCGGCTCCCAGTCATGAGCGCAGGTTTCCGGGTCTGGATTGTTGGTCACAGGATCAACTCCAGAAATTCGGGCGACAACTCACCTTCATCCGTGAAAACACGCTCGCAAATTTCCGCTTGTTCATCATCGATCCACAAAGGCCAAGGATCGCGGGAATTGAGAGGGCGCGACAGATGCAGGCGCCGTCCGTCAATAGCGAAAGGGACATTGGCGACAGTGGTTGATCCATCATCCTGACTCTGTTCGATCCTGAAAGCTTCGCCTGTGTGGTCGCCTGGGTCATATGTGTTGCGAAATGCGCCGAGCGTTGCCTTGTGATCGCGCAGATTGTCCAAACAGATCCACAGGCGCCCGTAGCACTTGAGAAGGTCCGCTTCGTTGAACAGATCGCGCGGGATTACTCGCTGATAGGTCATGCTCAATTTTCCTTCAAATTTTCGTCATGATCGATTGCGACATAATAGCGCCATGCGCCGCCGCGGGATTGCTTGCGGAATAGTGCGGAATTGGCAAAGCCGCCTCGATCATACCATTCGCGCTTAGTGATACGTTTCTTACGTTCGCGCTGTGCCATTTACTCAGCCTCCACAAAATTGACGACAAGGCGGCGCGTCGCTTCTGGCAGATCAAGCCAGCGAATGCGCCTATGTTTGCTACGATAGCGATACGCTGCAACCTGATATGCCTCATATTCGAGAGCGCCGGACACACCCCCGTTTTCAGACGTGCCGAGCCCCGTCAGCCATGTGTTGCCGTAGCGGTCGCATCCGGGCGCGCTCGATCCATCCCGGTTAACGTGATACGCTTGCGAACCGTCAAACCAGATTGTGAACCTATCGGCAAATGCCGGATGGTCGAACACGTCTAGGACGTAGTGAGGCGCCCCTTCAAGCCAACGCTTGCCCGCGCGCCGCGGCGAATACTTGCGCCCGCTCATGTCACAGGCTCCAGAAATTCGACACGCAGCGACATAGTGCCGAGCCCGAACCGGACAGCGACCGCGCCGAACCGTTCACCCCTGACAACGTGCCAGTCTCGATTGTGCAAGCCTAGGTGAGGTCCGACATAGCGGACAATATCACCTTTGCGGAATTTTCTCTTTTCCATTTTCCACTCCATTGAAAGCGATATGCCGTTACGTAGCGTCAAAGATCATGCAACGCAATAGGGCGCGCATAGATTGCAGCCTTGCGACCACTAATTTTTTCATACCTGAACCAACCCGCAAAGCTTTCCAACTTGCGCACATTGGCGAGAGCCCGAACAATGCGCGGCGCTTCGAATTGCCGGACATTGGCAGGGAAGGCCAGCAGCAGCCGACAAGCCAGCCAGGGATAGCGCACAGGCTCTTGAGGCAAGACGGACTTGATCCAATCCGCCAAAGCCTGAACGCTGGCAGGATCGCCGCTAGACGCATCCGCAAGGATCGCCGCAATCTCTTTGGGCGCCTTATCCTTTGCCGCATCCCCTACGGCTTGCAGTTGAGCGCTTGCCTTGTCAGTGTGTCGCCCGAGCGTGAGAATCAATCCAGGATCATCGATCAACCCGCACAATTCGAGAGCGCTGAGAGGGTTGCGGATTGCCAGCGTTTCGAAAATTTTTGCGCCAATGTCGCTAGGCGCATCAGCAACACGTAAGGCACCGTCCTTGTGCATCCGTTTGGCCTTCGCGTGCGAGATTCGATACTTTTGACAGAATTCGGGCAAGGTCAGCATTTTTACACATCCTCACTTGCATAGGGTGACATATGGCGCGCGCCACATTCCGGGCAATCGTCATCACAGGCACATTCCCATTCGTCCTGCCAATCGCAGCCGCAACGGTCGCATTTGTAAAAATTTCTCAGCATTGCAGAGCCTCATATTCGGAGAAGATCACTTGCAGCGCATCCGCAAATGAGAGGGAAGGTGTGCCAGTCGTCAGAGCGTCGAATTCATCGCGGAAAGTTTCCGCATCGTCACCCTGAAAAAATACGTCAGCGCCGCTAGGCTTGTGCTGGACCGAATAGGCCAATCCGTTGCCATAGCTTGTCACCTGCCAGTCTGGCAGATTATGGATTACACAAGAGCGCATAATTTTTCTCCATTCATAAAACTAACCAGAAAACTTAACGATACTCTTGCAAGCCGTATAGCGAGAGTATGACTTGTATGTCAACAAGCGTTTCAATTACGCGCGTGCGCGTTACTAGCTTGCCCGGCGCTGCGCTGCGCTACGCTACGGCCTAAGGGCCTCCGCTCCACTCCGCTTCGCGCTCATCCGACAATCAAAAAATATTTCAAACTTCTAAAATTCCCGATAATCTGAAAATCTCAAATCCCCGAAAATTCCTTATCCCGTGGCATTGCGATTATCACCCGCGCCCTAATATCGATACGAATCCTTAAAGACAGCGTTAGGGAAAATTTTCTTGAGTGCGGTGACAATGTGGGCGTCACATATTCCTTCGATACCCGGATAATCCTTTGCCGTGTTTCCGTAACAAAATTCGGTAATACCAGACCTATGCGCAATCCCCCAAGCTTGGGAGCCCGTCACCACCATAGAGCATGCCTTAGGTTTACCGTCCGCCCATTTTGATCCGTCCGCCATAAAAGTTTCTGCAAGATTTTTCATCAAGCAAAAATCGTCATGTGTGATTTTAGTCATACCTTCACCCTTCACCATTTCTCAAAAATTCGTTGCCGGTCTCGATAGCTGAACGCGCGCCTTGCCCGTTCTTGATCCCGCAAATGCCGCCAAGCTGTCAGCCGGTCGAAACCGAATTGCTCTTGCAGCCTCTCCAGCTTGTGTTCGCTGATAGCCATTGCCTTAGCCCTTCCCATTGTCCCGAATGCGGGTATTAGCCTCGCCAGCCGCGCGCAGATAGTCGCGACGCTTTTCAGCATCCGCCAGCGTCGCGAATTCCCCGCAGAAAATCCAAGTGCGCTGGCGGCTGCAAAAGCTTGCGACCGAATAACGCCCGGTCGGCAATCCATTTCTGTAAAGCGGCATGTCTGAATTCCCTTCGAGTTGATGATTCGCTGATAGCATATACCGCAACGTAAGCAAGCGGAAAATGCGCTTTCCCGCATTATTTGACGTTGCGGCATATTAGGGCTTACCAAGGGATGCGAATCGGGTTAGAAAATAGGGGCAAGGCGAGAAACCGTGAGCAATCTAGGCAATCCCCCATTGCCAGAGCCCAATGCAAAAGCGTTGCATATCTCGCCTTGCACCGAATAGGTTAACGCAACGTCAACCATTCAAGGCTTGGTTAATTGGTTAACGTGACGTAAGGTTAATGAACGGTAAAAAGGGACCCGCTCGTGAAATTTTCGGGACCGGGGGGATACCTTCGAGCGGCGCAATGGCTGACCCGGCCACCCCACCGCATAAAACATATACCATTTTCCCACCTCCCTACCGCAACGTCAACTTGACAACGCCTCCCCACCATTCTAACGCATCCTCATGCCTGCGGTAATCGGGCGGACGCTGCGCGGTTCATGTTTGCGATGCAATCCAATGCTCGCAGAGTTTTGCACCGAACTGAAACAGCCCGCACAGGTTGCGCAGCACCTTCACATCAGGAGCAATCCTCATGCCCGACGACGAACCCGAAGTGATCGAGATCGGCCCTCCCGACCCCACAACTGGCCTCCCAACCATCCCGGCCGACATTGACCGCGACGGCCCGCCGAAATTCAAGGGTTGACGGCCTGAACCAATATCGACATACCGGTCAAGCCCATCCGGGCATCCTCTCCCAAACTCCCGACCCCCGGTTCCCCACCCCCATCCCCGGAACCGGGGGTTTCTTTTGCCTATTGACAGCGTGGAAGCATTGCTTCATGTATTCGACCGCAGATCAAGAAGGTGTCACCATGCTCAAGCCACTTCACGAACGCGGAACCCGGTTGGTGCAATTGCAGGGTATGTTGACCGCCAGAACCGGAGCGGACGGCAAGCCCATTCCCGGCTACGAAAAGAACGTCGAAATGCTGCGCGAGCAGATTGCCCGCCTCGAAAAAGTGGACTTGACGACAATCCGCGAGCAGTCCGACGATCAGCCTGCCGTGGCCTCTGAAAGCCCTATGCGGTAACAAGAACGGAATAAGAACATGATGCCGAGACACGAGAATCCCGTTGTCGACTTCCTCGCGCGCCTCAAGGCCCTCGACAAGACCGGCTTCACCCCTCGGGACGTTCTGATCGTCTATGCGATCATCAACAAGCCTGGGTGCTCAGGCATCGACGTATGCAATGCTATCGGCGTCGAGAACCACGCCAATATCCGGTGCAACCTCCAGCGGCTCCAGCGCTTCGGTCTGATCGAGGACCGGCGAGACATAAGCGCCAAGGCCGTTCCGTCCGTCCTTGTGCCTCTCCCCAAGGCTCATGAGTTTTGGGAAAGCATCAAGCCGTGATCTATGACGACGCTACCTGCTATCGCTGCGGCGCGAACGCATGGACCTCATGCCAGCATCGGGAGGCAGTCAGGGAGCCGCCGAGTTTCGTTGGTAAGCCTGACCGGCAGGAGTATGCAAAAATCCGCGCGGGCGGTGGCAAATATGGCTTCAAGTCCGCTTCGGCAGGACTGAATTTCAAGACCAGAAAGCGTGGCAAATGAGCGAAAAGATAGTCGAACTGGCGAGCGTTAAGAAGGGCGATCCTGAATTTACCGCAGTGCTGCAAGAGATCACTGATCGCTTTGCACGTGGCGAGATCAGCGAAATCGTGGTAATCACCAATGATCGCGTCAATAACGATTTCCGCACTTTCGGAGATTGGCAGGATCGCTGGCGGATGGTCGGAGCGATCGAGAACGCCAAAATGAGGACCATGTTCAGTGACTGACGAAGCCAAGTCCACTGACCTGATGCAGCCGACACGCGATCTCGCCAAGTTGCCGATGATTTCCGCTGAACAATATCAGCACGTAGGCCGCTATGCTGGCGCGCTCGTCATGTCCTGCTTCGAGCAGATCGGTGGCCTCGGGCGTATGGCTGCATGGGCTGACACCAACCCGACCGATTTTTACACCAAGCTGTTCCCGAAGATGATTTCGCGCAGCGCCCAAGTCGACGTAAGCGGGACCTTGACGATTGACGACGCCATCACCCGGCTGGAGCGCATGGACGAAACCATCGAAGGCCAATTCGAGGAAATCCCCCAGCAATACGATCTTTGACCACAGGAGAACGACTGTGACCTACGAACGAATGCACGGACGCGAGGAAGGGCTTGCCGAGCGCCTGAAAATGTGGCGGCGCCATCTGGCAACCGACCGACGCTACCCTTGGCTCGGCAGCGGCATCTGCGACGACCTCGTGACCGCTGCCCGCCTTCTCGGCGCTGACGTGTCCGAATTCGAACAGACGCCGCAGCAACTGGAGTATGACCTGTGACCGACATTGCCGAAACCCTTGCCGAGCGCGGCACTCGCTACGGGGATTTCTCCGAACACGCGCGCATCACGCAGAACATCAAGGCGGCGATGATGGACAGCCCGAATTGGGCTTCGCTGCCACCTGACATGAAGGAAGCGCTGGAAATGATCGCGCACAAGATCGGGCGCATCCTGAACGGTGATCCGAACTATCACGATAGCTGGCACGATATTGTCGGCTATACCAAACTCGTAGCAGATCGGCTTGTGCCGTGACCGCCGCCCGCGACCGCAAGGAAGCCGCCCGCATTCTCGGTATCACGATGCAGGCGCAGCTTCGGGAATTGCAAAGCGCTGTCGGACAGAACGCAATCGAATTCGCGGCGATCCGGCTCGGAGACACTTTCAACCGCAACAGCGAATTCATCTGTTGGGTCCTCAAGGAATACGGCGGCGTCCAGCAGATGCCATTTCCTCGATCCGAGCCTGCAAAGCGCCCGAATCTGAAAGTCGTCGAAGCCTCCGCCGATGTTCCGCAATTGCCGGAATTTCTGACTGATCCCAAGACGGTGATTTGATCCATTGACTAATACCTCTTCATGCTGCAAATCAGTAGTATGAGAAAATGGAAGCATCCGAGCACGCAGACGCGATCGACCTACACCTCATGGGTCAATATGCGGCTGCGTTGCTCCAACCCGAACCATCCACTTTGGCAGCACTACGGCGGACGAGGTATCCGTGTATGCGACGAGTGGAATATGAGTTACGACGAATTCTACGAAGCAATGGGTGATCGACCAGAAGGTTATACTATTGACCGGATCGACAACGACCGAGGGTATGAACCGGGAAACTGTCGATGGGTGTCTATGGCGGTCCAAAACCGAAATAATCGGCGGACACATCTGATCTCGCATAAAGGTGAGACGCTTCCGTTGGTGGATTGGGCCAAGAGATACGGATTTACACCAACTGGTATGCGAGCAAGATTGAAGAAGCTTCCAAGAGAAATTGCGCTATCCTCAGAAAATCAGCGACCGATCAAAAAGCACGGCACCTTGACCATGTATGTCGCAGATAAGTGCAGATGCGAAATTTGCCGAAAAGCTTACAGTGACTACCAAAAGGCCCGCAGAAAATGAACATTCCTGAACTTGCAGCAAAGCATGGAGTATCTGCGGACGAATGGCGCATGAGAAGATTGGCGCTTTTCGTAGCCGAATGGAAGGCCGATTTTAAAAAATTCGCACGAGACGTGATACGCATCCGCACGAAGTCAGGTGAACTCGAACCTCTTATTTTAAACGCAGCACAGTTGATTCTACATGACGCGGCAGAAGATCAACTCAATAAAGACAAATGGGTTCGCATCGCGGGCTTGAAAGGTCGTCGACAAGGTTTTTCGACTTATGTAGCTGCGCGGGGATATTGGAGAACTACGCTGTGGGACCGTCAGCGCGCGTATATCCTCTCGCACGAAATGGCGTCTTCGAACGTGCTGTTCGGTATGGTCCAGTTGATGCAGGAAAAGCATCCGTTCCCGCCTGCGGTTGGCGCGGATAATGCCAAAGAACTTGAAATCAAGCAGCGCGGCTCCAGCTACCAGGTTGCGACCGCAGGACAGAAGGCGGGCGGTCGTGGCGGCGCTGTGACCTTCTTCCACGGCTCCGAAGCCGCATGGTGGACCAACGCACCCGACCACTTCGCCGCATCGGTGCAGGGCGTCGACGAAGTCCGCGGCGCATGGGGCGTTCTATGGAAAGAGCCCGCGAACCCGCTGCCGTTCGAGCAAGGCAAAGGTGAAATTTACGGCTGGGTCAAGGCACCATCTGAAATCTGGCTTGAAACCACATCGGCCGGCCCGAGCGGCGAATTCTGGAAACGCTACAACGACGCGATGAAGGGGATCGGGCGATACCGGGCCGTGTTCGTGCCTTGGACTGTCCAGCCGGAATATGTCGAGAGTGGTGATTACGTTCCCAATCCCGAAGTCGAGGAAGAAGGGGACATTTCCGAACTCGAATACCAGACCCTTCACGGCCTCAGCGATGCGCAGATGCTCTGGCGGCGCTCGAAAATCCATGAACTCGGCTCGGCGGGAAAATTCCGGCAGGAATATCCGATCGACGTGACTGAAGCTTTCGCGGCTGCGGACATTGACGGCGTATTTATCAAGCCTGCGCTGGTGCTGCGAGCCCGCAAGCGTCAGATGGACGACCCCGACGCACCGCTGATCATCGGCGTTGATCCGGCTGGATCTGGCGGCGACCGCTTCGCTGTCGCGTTCCGTCGCGGCGACAAGATTATGAAGGTTCTCTGCCGGAACAAGCTGGAGCACGATGAGGCTGTAGCGTGGCTTTCCTCGATCCTCGACGAATACAACCCGAACCGCATGAACATTGATCGCGGCTCAATGGGGCAGGCCATTGTTACTGCGCTGCGCAATCTGAACAAGCGCTATGCCGATATTGTGAAGGGGATTGATTTCGGCGGCACGTCGAAATCCAAGCAGGCCAACCCGAAGCGTGCAGGGCCGTGGAACCGCCGCGCCGAAATGTATGGCGACTTCAAGGAATGGCTGGTCGAGGGCGGCGCGATCCCCGACGACGATGATCTTGCCTCCGACATTAGCGGACCCAAGCAGAAATGGCGAGCCAACAACGATTGGCTGCTTGAGAGCAAGAGCGACATGAAAGCGCGCGGGATACGATCTCCCGACCTTTCCGATGCTTGCGCATTGACCTTTGCAACCCGCGAGTTTTTCGATACATGGAGCACTCCCGGCAAGCCCCAAGGCTTCCGCGCGGGTGCTGCCCCGAACGAATTGATCGGGCACAACGGCGGTCCGTCGATGCAGGACGATTGGGACAGTCGCGAAAGCGGTTCCTATGGTTGGATGGCGTAAATGGCAGGCTTGAGAGACAATCTCGCACGGCAGGATTTCGAACCGATCAAGCGCAGTCGCTCGCGCAAAATCCCCGGTTTCGACAGCGACGACGCATTCCTTCAAGATATGCGTGGCAAATACGAATGGGGCTATGGCTTCAACGAGCACAATATTCTCGCAGGCAAGGAAGATGCGAAATTCGTGGTCGGGAACCAATGGGACCCGGTTGTGGAGCAGCGCCGCAAGGATCAGCGCAAGCCTGTTCTGACCTTCAACCGGCTGGTCGCTTTCATCGCGCAGGTGGTCGGCAATCGTCTCATGAACGAGACGGAAATTCGGGTCTATCCTGACAAGGCAGGCACCAAGGAAATCGCGGAAATCCGCGAAGGCATCATCCGCTCGATTTTCAAGAATTCCTACGCTGATTTCGCCCGCGACGAAGCGGCGAAGTATCAGGTCGTCGGCGGCGAGGGCTACTTTACCCTCAACATGGAATACGAGAGCGACGATGTGTTCGAGCAGCACATCAGGCTCGGCGCCGTCACTGATCCCTATTCCGTGGTCCTCGACCCGCTTTCGATCGAACCGAGCGGTGCTGATGCGCAATGGGGTTTCGTCACCGACGATATGCCGCAACAGGAATTCAAGAAGCGCTGGCCGTGGGCGGCGGAAGTCAGCTTCGAAGGCCATCAGCGCTGGAACGCAAACGGCTTCTGGCTTCATGAAGATCAGATCCGCGTCGTTTCCTATTGGCGCATGGTGACGGAAGGGACGAAAGTCCTTGCCCTCTATCAGGATGGCACCGTCCATGACGTGACCGAGAAGGAAGAATTCGAATACATCAATTTCGTCGAAACCCGCAGCGACGGCACTCCGTATATTCGGGAAGTGCCCAACCGTTTTGCCCGCCTCTATGTGTGCTCGGGCAACGCAATTCTCGAAGGCCCTTACGACTATCCGATTTCGTCGATCCCGATTTATCGGGTGCCGGGATGGGAATTGAACGATGGCGAGAAGATGCACCGTTGGGGGCTTATCCGCTTTCTCAAGGACCCGCAGCGCCTCCACAACTACTGGCGCTCGACCGTAGCCGAGCAGCTTGTCGCCGCGCCACGGAACAAGTGGTTGGCAACGCCTGAATCCGTGAAGGGCCACGAAGCCAAGTGGCGGCGCGCTCCGACGAGCGACGACCCGTTCCTCTACTACAACGATGGCGAGCAGTCGCCGCAGCACATTCCGCCGCCAGGGATCGACGCTGCGCTTGTCAACGAGGCCGCGATTTCGACGCAGGACATGAAGGATATTTCCAATATCCACGAAGCGGCGCTCGGGATGCCGAGCAACGAAGTGTCGAAGGTCGCAATTCAGCAGCGCCAGATGGTGTCCGATGTAGGCACGTTCATTTACGTCGACCGGCGCCGGATTGCCGACGAGCGCTGCGCCAAGAACATCAACGAACTGATCCCCTACATTTACGACACGCAGCGCACGTTGGCGATCATTGGCAGGGACGATAAATCGATCCTCATGACCATCAACGAACCTAGCAACCCGAATTCGGACGTGACGCTCGGCAAGTATGGTGTGACGGTCAGCGTCGGCCCTGCCAGCGAAACCAAGCGCGCTCTCGCCAGCGAGCAGATGATGGCCTTCGTCAATGCGATGCCGCAAAGCGCTGCGGTCGTCATGGATCTGGTCGCGGAAGCGCAGGATTGGCCGAAGTCGGGTGAATTTGCCCGCCGCTTCAAGATGCTCCTGCCTCCGGGCACGATTCCGGCTGACGAAATGACGCCGGAACAGCAACAGGCGGCGCAGCAGCAAGAGCAGATGGCAGCGCTGCAAGCCGAACTTGAGCAGGCGATGGCGCAAGCCGAACTGGCAGGTAAACAGGCTAAGGCATCGAACGATGAAGCCCGCGCCCGACTTGCCGAAGCGCAAGCCTACAAGGCCATCCTCGACGCGCAGAGCCGCGCGAAGGACGTAGACGCCAAGAATGCTGAACGCGAGGCCAAGATTGACGACATGGAATTCCGTGAAGTCATGGATGCCTTCGATCAGAACAACCGTCTCGCCGCCGAAGATCGGGACTTCGACGAACGAGTGAGAGAACGCGAAACCCGGATCAATATCGGAGAACAAACCAGTGAATAACGAACCCAATCAGTCGGACGTCGACGATTTCGCCGCTTTTGAAGCGGCCGGGGAAGTCGAAGTCGGTGACAGCAATCTCGTCGAACAGCCGGAAGAAAAGCCCACCAAGAAGGCACCGAAGGCCAAGGAAAAGCCTGCACCCGATCCGGTTGAGGATGAAGTCGACGAAGATGGCGACGATTCCGGCGAGGAAAGCGACGATTCCGGCGAGGAAGATGGCGACGATGGCGACAAGCCGAAAAAGTCGGCCAAGGACTTCCAGATCGAACGCCTCAAGCGGGAAAAGGCCGAACTTGCGCGCCAACTGCGCGAAGGCACCAACCGCGAACTTCTCGAACGGCTCGAACGCATCGAAAAGGGCTTGCAGCCGGAAAATTCCGGTGGTAATCGGGAAACCGAGATCAGTCCGGAACCCGATCCCAACGATCTGGACAAGTATCCCCTCGGGCACCTCGATCCCGGCTACATCGAGGATAAGCTTGATTGGCTGACGGAAACGAAAGCCGCAAAGCAAGCTGATGCGGTCCTGCAACGTCAGCAGGAAGTCGAGCAGCAACACCAGTTGCTCGAAAAGGTCGACAATCTTGCGACCCGCGGCAGCGAACTTTTCGAGGACTTCCAAGAAACCGTTGTCGAAGCCGGGATGCGAGGCGATTGGGACCTGTCCCAAACGACCTTCGAGGCCGCTCACGAAGCTGAGAACGGCGTGCAAATCCTCTACGATCTTGCGCAGAACCCCAAGGAAGCCAGCCGCGTAGCCAAGCTTTCTCCGTTTCAGCAGATCAAGTATGTGGCCGAGCGCGATGCCGAGATCAGCAAGAGCAAGTCGCCGCGCCGCATTCCGAAGGCTGGCGACCCGCCTCAGAACCCCGCGCGCGGTGCCAATTCCCGCACGCAGATCAATCCGGCCACCGACAATCTCGACGATTTCGAGAAAGCTTGGGAAGCCGACGCTCGAAAGAGCAACCGCTAATTTTGCGGCATCGGGATACTCCGATCCGCGTTTCTAGGAAGGAGTATCCCGATGGGTGCCGTTACCGTTGAACAACAGAAGCTGGTTCTGAACGCCTTTGCGATGGTGCTCCAGAACAACCTCGTCACCGCGCAGGCCGTGACGTGGAACGAATACGATGGGGAAATGGACGACCGCAACGGTCTCCAGATCCTCGAACAGGTGACGCCGCGCTACAACATCACCCGCACCGAAAACGGCGTGAAGGATCTGTCGAGCGGCACCGATGGCACCGTGTTCGGTTCGGAACTGTTCGAAGTCACCGGCACCTTCAACGCCAACATGGGCTGGGGCGACTTCATCAAGATCAAGGACATTGGCGCGGCCCGCGAGAGCAAGGCGCTCCTCGGCGCCGCAACGTCGATGGCCGAGAAGATCGACGCCTACATTCTGGAACACGCCGTCAATGCCTCGGCCGATTGGCTTGGTGACGGAACTTCCTCGATTGATGAATGGGTCGACGCCGCTGCCGCCTACGCCCGCCTCAAGGAAAACGGCGTGGGCGACAACGATCTGCGCTACATCATGAACCACACCGACGAATTCCGCCTCGGTGATCAGGTCGTGAAGCTGCCCGCTCCCGATGGTCTGTCGACCACGACTTACCGCCGGGGCTTCTCGGGCGACCTCAACGGCCACCCGACCATGTTCACGAACCAGCTTCCGGTTCTGACCACTGGCACCCGCACCGGGACCGGCGCGAACGTGATGGAAGTCAACGGCGCAAGCCAGAACGTCAACTACGCCGATGTGGCAAAGGCTGGCACCGTCAATGGTCGGCGCATGACCCAAATCCTGAACATCACCGATGCCACCACGGCAACGGCGACGTTCAAGAAGGGTGAAGTGTTCACCATCGCGGGCGTGTTCGCCTACGACAACCGCAAGCAGGCCCCCGTCACTCCGGCGCGGCTCCAGCAGTTTACCGTGGTCGAAGATGCTACGGCGGTTGCTGGCGCAGTTGCCCTGCGCATCTTCCCGGCGATCATCGTGCCTGGTTCGGGCACTGGCGACAACGTGGCGATCAACACCGCCCATGCGACTGTGACCGCTGCACCGGCTGACAATGCCGACATTACCTTCCTCGGCGCACCGAGCACGGCCCTGTCGCCGCGCGTGTTGATCCAGAAGGAAGCGATCGTCGTCAACACCGTGCCGCTGATCCTGCCCGCATCCGACACCTCGATGCGCCGCCGCCTGAACAAGATCCCGCTGACTGTCCGTATGTGGCAGCACAGCGATTTCTACACCGGCACCCACGGCGTTCGCTTCGACGTGGCGCTCAACGTCAACATCCGCGAGCGGATGCGGATCGCGCGCTTCAACGGCTCGTAATCGGCTCGCTCGGCGTTCTCCGGGGCGAGGACCGAGAATCCCCCTGTCGATGCCCGCTCGGCAGGGGGATTTTCTCTCAAGAAGATTTCGGGAGACACCAGATGGGACAGATCAAAGAACACTACCAGGCGAAGCCGATGGGAGCGAATTCGTCGCTCAAGATCGGGGCAACGCTTGCCGGGTTTCTCTGCACAGCGAACGGCAACCTGACCGTTACCGATGCGGACGGAACCGTGCTCGTCAACGCTCACCCCTGCACCGCAGGGCAGGGCTTCATTCGCATCCCGATCGTTTCGAACACCACCGCTGGCATGACGATTACGCTTGCAGGCGGGTGCTCAGGGACGATCTTCACCTAAGGAGAACATCATGAGCAATCTTTCATGGCCTGCGTGGTTCAACGGCCCGGATGGCGAAGCGGAAATCTTCGACAAGCCTGAGGACGTGCCGAGTGGCTGGACTTCCGGTGCCGAGAAAATCACCGTCGACGGCAAGCCCGCCACGATCGAAACCGTCAACGTGCTTGAAGGCGAGCGCGATGCTGACGGCCACCTGTTCGATCCCGCAATGCACACCGGCACCAAGACCAAAGCTGGCCTGTGGCGCATGAAGGTCGGTGTCGCTCGCCCTGCGCCGCTCCAGCACGACCTCTGACCGAAAGGAAGCGCCGATGAAGAAGTGCGGTGACAAAGGCTCGATCAAGAGCATGAAGATGGGCTACAGCAAGCCCAAGGGGATGGCGAAGTCGGGGATGAAAAAGACCACGGCTCGCCGCAAGTAAGGAAGTGGAGCGCTTCGCGTGACCGTAGTCTCATCGATCATCACTGACGCTTTTCGAGAAGGCAATATCCTGCCGATCACGAAAGCGCCGACCGATGCGCAGACCACCGAAGCGCTCCGCTTGCTCAATCAGCTTTTCTCCGCGATCTACGGAGACGAAGCAGGCGAAGCCCTGCAAGATTGGCCTCTCGGTCAATTCGGACGCGAGAGCCCGGACAGCGATTGGTGCTGGACGGAAGATCGCCTCAGCCAGCCGCAGATCAACCGACGCCTTCTGGCACTCAATGAACAGGCCAAGACGGTATTCCTGCCGCTCTATCCGCAAGATGGCTCGCGCATAGGGATCGCAGACCCTTACGGTCGCCTAGCGGCGTTCCCTGTTACGTTCGACGGCAACGGACGCACGATTGAGGGAGCGCAGACACTTCTTCTCGACGCTAACGGCACCTACCGTGAGTGGTTCTATCGTGCCGATCTCGGCAACTGGATGCGACTGACTGGTGTGGCACTGACCGACGAAATGCCCTTCCCCGCAGACTTCGACATTTTCTTCACGATCCTTTTGGCGATGCGCATCAACCCGCGCTACGGCAGGGAAATGGATCCGCAGAGTCAGATCATATTCAAGAGCCAGCAGCGAGCCTTTATTGCTCGCTACCTGCAATCCATGCCGCTTGAGGTCCTCGATGATATTTCGTGGCCGTTCATGTCGACGCAAAGTTACGACCAGCAGCGGGAATTTTCGTCGACGCGAGCCTTCAACCGTGGCAGCTATTTCTGGAGGCCGTAAATCATGGTCGACATTCCGCTGTCTCGCAGCGATTACTTCCGAGGTGTTGCCAAAGAAGCCCGCATTCAGACCCGCAACCGCTATTTTGAACAGAACCCGGTTCTGACCGACACGCAGGCAGCACTGATCGCACGTCCAGGACTTCGCCGGTGGAAAGTCGTCGGTGACGGCCCGATTCGGGGCATCTACAGCCAGGCGGGCAGTTTTTCTGACACGCTATTCACAGCGTCGGGCGAAAATCTCTATCGTGTCGACACAGACGAAACTGACACGCTGATCGGGCCGATCCCAAGCCTCAACCCGATCTCGGCTGTGCAGATGGCCGCGACCAGCAACATTGGAGAGACGCCAGAATATCTCTTTGTTGCGGCGGGCTCGTCGTTAATGTGCTACGTCGAAAACGGCTTTGCGCGGGGCACCTTTACCGGCGTCCCTGCGAACAACGATGTGGTGCGGCTCGGGTCTGTCTACTACCGATTCACCAATGCCAGTGTCGACGCAGGCACTCCGGCCGGCACGATCGCAAATCCGTGGCTAGTGGCCTTGGGGATTTCGATTGCCGAAGCTTTGACCAACCTTGCCGAAGCAATCAATGCGCAAGGTGCGGCGGGCACCGGCTACAGCACGAACACGATTGCCAATCCGGACGCGCAAACGACCAACTGGACCGCGACCGATGTGAACGTTCGAGCAAATGCCGTGGGCGTGCTCGGCAACACAGTCGTCACGACCGAGACAGGGGCAGCGATTTCGTGGAGTGCAGCAACGCTCACCAATGGCGGCGGCCCTTCGTGGTTTCAGGTGCAGACACCGGACGATGCCGGGATCATCAGCGTCGGCTATCTCGCAGGCTACGTGATCGTCGTCCCAGCGCAGGGGCAAGGCATCAACGGGCGCGTCTATTGGATCGAACCTGGTGAGACGACGATTGATCCGCTCAATTTCGCCACTGCGGAACGAGCCCCGGACCCAATCTCCGGTGTAGTAATCTTCGGGGACCAATTCTGGCTCCCTGGCGTCAACACGACTGAGTCGTGGTATTTCAGCGGCGATCCGGAAAGTCCAGTGCTGCGGGTGCAAGGTGTCGTCTATGATCGGGGTGCATGGCAAGGCACTGCAATTCAGGTCAAGGAGAGCATGATCCTCGTCGACAACGAAGGGGCTGTTTTCCAGATCGGCGGTGGTGTAAAGCGTATTTCGCGCCCTGACATTCAGCAGCGCATCCGCGAAGCTATTCAGATTCAGAAAGCGCAGGGAATATAGATCATGACGATCCAATGGGCAGACGATTTCAGTCGCTATGGCATCGGTGCAGGCAGCACGGCGTTCATGCTCGATGGACTGCCTTACGGCAACATCGGTTCAGGCGCCTCGGGAGGTCGCGTCGAAGCCAGCCCTGATCCGAATGATGAAGGGCAGCGTGCGTTCAAGATCGGTACGGACGGCAACAACTGGCCGCGGGATTTTCGCACTGCATTGCCGACAGTCGTTTCCGGCACGGCAGGCGTTGCGTTCCGCGCTTGGCTCGACAATCTCCCAACGACAACGAGTCAGAGGTGCGCGCTTGTGGGTTTCCAGCGAGCGAATGGCGATTACATCGCGTATGTGCGGGTGGAACAGAACGGCGCTTTAACGGTTCAAGCGCGCGTCGGTGATGTATTGACTGAAATTTTCAACAGCATTAACCCGATTGTGCAACCACGCAGCTTCAATCACTTCGAACTCGTCCACAATCGGGCGACGGGAGAAGGCGAAGTCTACGTCAACGGAGTCCTCCGGGTTTCCTACACTGGCGTCGATACTGCGGACAACATCGCATTCATCAACATCACCAACCGGAGCGGCACCCTCCCAGGTGTTCCGATGTGGGTCAAAGATTTCCTGATTTGGGACGGCACCGGCTCACAAAATAACACCGTCGCAGGCACCGTGATTGTCCGCAGGCTCAAGCCGAATGCAGACAATACGCTCGGTGGATGGGTGCCGAACACTGGCGCAACCGGCTTCAACCTTCTGGCGAAGGATACGCCGAACGACGCCACCTATCTTGCAGGCGACGACACGCCCCCCGCCCCGATGGCCTTTGACCTCGAAAATCTTCCGCCTGACATTACCAGCGTCCGGGCGCTGGTGTCCGTTACCCGGATGCGCAAGGTCGACGGCGGGGATGCCAACGTGCAGACCGCACTTTCGCCCGACAACGTGAATTGGGATGATGGAGCAGATCGTCCGATCACCAGCGCATTCAGCTACTATTTTGATGTGTCCGAACTTGATCCGGCCAGCGCAACGCCGTGGGCGCCGACCGCTGTGGACACTGCATTGCTGAGAATTGATCGGACGGTTTAACGTGGTCGCATCCGTCTCAGTTGAAGTCACGCAAGGGGACATTGTTGTCGCTTTCGAAGCGGTTTCCGGCAACGTGTTCGCCGCGCAATCCGATGTTTGCGCGGTGTTCAATTTCCCCTCCGAGGAAGTGCGCGTCAGTCAGTCCGATATTGTGTTCGCTTCACAAAGCACTGCGGATATTCAAGTCAGTCAAGCCGATGTGATCGCCATCTACCGCGGACGGGTCGAAGATCCGCTTTTACGATGCTGGACATTTTCGCTCGACGGACACGATTTTTACGTCCTTCGCCTCGGGTCGAGCGGCACACTGATCTACGACCTCTATTCCGAGCAGTGGATTGATTGGCAAAGTCCTGACCTCCCCTTTTGGCGACCCAATTCGGGCATCAATTGGGTCGGTGGCGAGGCGCTCGCATCATTCTTCGGCAGCAATGCCGTGGTAGGCGATGATTTCCTCGGGGTGCTCTGGTTCCTTGATCCTCAGCAGCCGTTCGACAATTCTCCGACAGAAGGAGGTGACGCTCAGTTTTTCGAGCGCATCACCATGGGGCAAATGACGGTCAAAGGTCGAGAAGTCATGCCCTGCTATGCGACATGGCTTACGACTGACATGGGCGACCCGGCCTACGAAGGCGCCGGTGTGCGGCTCGAAACCAGCGACGATGGTGGCAGGACGTTCGACGATCACGGATTGGTGGTAGTCACGGCGGGCGAATTTTCGCCGGAGATCGCCTGGTATTCGCTAGGCCAGATCGCGGCACCGGGTCGGTTGTTCCGTATTACGGACGATGGCGCTGTGACCCGCATTGACGGCCTCGAAATGAACGATCCGGACGACGATTAATGACTGGCCGGCTGCAACCCCTCGACGAAAAATTTCCGATTGTCGGCCCGGACGGTCGACCCACGCTGTATTTCACGCGATGGGCGCAGCAACGGATGCAAGACATCGGCGTTGCGATCAGTGAAGCTGAGGCAAATATCCTGATCAATCAGATTATCGACCAATACGAAATTCAGGCCGGTTCAGGCATCGACATTGTGCCAGACGGGAAATTGTCGAGCAATCCGACGATCAGCACGGACGTGCAGGCGATCCTTGATCAGATCACTACGACTCACGGTTCGATCCTTTACCGGGATGCAGCAGCTTGGGCCGCGCTTGCTCCAGGCGTGGCAGGGCAATTCCTGAAAACCAACGGTGCAGGTGCAGATCCGGAATGGGCCGCAGCCGGAGGCGGTGGCGGCTCGGCTTGGTCGCTGGTATCGACGGTCGATCTATCAATCTCTCCCGTAGCCGCGATACCGTTTACTGGTTTGGGTGCGTATTCCGAAATATTGCTGATCGGCAGAGCAACAACCACCAGCGTATCATCCTTTCGGGGATTGCTGGTCAGCACAGATAACGGAGCGTCCTATTTTAATACGGCCGGAAACTACGAAAGAAATGCGATCACAGGTATTTTATCAAATCAAATGCAAATTGATGGCATTAGCAACGCAAGTGCTAATGCACGAAATTTTTACATTCATTTGATGGCGACTAATGTGGACGGAGCGCCCAAACCTTACCTTACAACTTCCCTTCTAAATGGATTCTTTGTAGGGTCGTTTGCTCCGATTAACGCAGTACAAGCCGTCACAACTGCGGGCAATTTCAATGGTGGCAATCTGTACCTGTTGGGTCGCTGAGACTTGACCAACCGCCGATTGATCGGCTAGTGTCTTTGCGTCCCTCGCCAGCGAGCGTTTCGATCACATAGCCCACCGGGACCATCGGGGCCATCTGGATCGTCGAAACGTATGCCTGTGCCTGCCGAAATCATCACCCAAGCAATTGAGCAAGCCCCATATAACATGGGTCTGACGGGCGCCGCCTGGCTGGCTTCCGAAGGCAACGTCCCTGTGGTGTTCGATGATGGCGGCGTGATCCTTTTCGACTACGAGGGCGAGGCCACTTATCAGGGCCACTTCCTGCTTCGTTCGCACGGTCGCAAGGCGATTGATCAGGTCAAGCAGGCGTTCGCGCAAATGTTCGAGCAGCACGGTGCACACTTGCTATTCGGCCTGATCCCCGACTTTCGCCGCGATGTGAAGTTGGTCGCTCGGTGGGCAGGTGCCCGGTCGGCGGGCAAACGAGCAACGCCATATGGACCTTGCGAAATGTTCGTCCTGTCCAATCTGATGTTTTTCCGAAAGGTCAACTGACGTGAGTTTTCTCCGACCCAAAGCGGCACGCTCCGACAATGCGAATATGGGCCTTATCAACTCGACCTATGGCGGGATGATGGGGCAAGGCACCGGCGCGACGAATTTCCTCGCGCAGCTTCTCGGCGTCAGTCCGGGCGCGGTGTCGACGGGAGCGAACACGGTCGGCAATGCAGCAAATGCTGTGGCTGGCGCGGGCGGTGCGCAGGCAGGCTACACCAACTATCTCCAGATGGCAGGCTACCAGCCGGCGATGCGAGAAATGTCGCGCGGCACAGTCGGCCAGGGTGCGGCATCCGGCTTGCTGAACAGTGGGACGACCGCGCGCCGCCTGCAATCCCGCGGTGCCGAGATCAATCAAGGATTCTTCAACAACTACCTCCAGCAGCTTTCCGGTCTTTCCGGGCTCGGCCTGCAAGCGGGCGGGCTTGTTGCCAATGCAGGCCAGCGCAGCACAGGTGAGCGCCCGTCGACGATCGGTTCCGTTGCCAGTGCTATCGGCGGGATCGCGTCGATTTTCTCAGACCGCCGCTTGAAGCGTGATATCGAGCGCGTGGGCGAATTCCCCGATGGCCTCGGCATTTACGAATATCGCTACGTCACCGGCACCAAGCGGGTGCTTGGTGTGATGGCCGACGAAGTTGCCAAGCTTCGTCCGTGGGCGCTCGGTTCGCAACGCGCGGACTATATGACGGTCAATTACGGAGCCCTGTGATGGCGATCAATTTCCTGCGAACGCTGTTCGCTCCTCAGCAGTCGCCTTCCATGCCGATGAACCCGGCAACCGCTCCCACTATGTCGATGCCGCAGATGCAGGGGGATTTTCAGCGCATGACGGGTGCGGTTCCTGACGACCTGCGCGCAGCGAATATCATGCAGGCTATTGGGCAAGTGCCACAGACCGCACCTGTCCAGATGCCTTCGCAGATGCGCCAGCAGCAGGCACTGGGTGAACCGCCCCGCAAGCGTCGTTCCGTTCTCGACACGATCGGAGGCATTGCGGACGTGATCGCGCGCGTCGGTGGTGCCGAAGCTCTTTATCAACCGACGCTTGACGCGCGCGAGGATCGGGCAAAGCAGATTGATCTCGACGCGATGCAGAAGCAATTGCTGGATCAGCAGTTGCAAGTAGGTGGTCAAGCGATTCAGGCAGGTGAGGACGAACTTGCCAGCAGTGCGCGTGCTCGGCTGGCAACAGCGCTCGGTGCCGTCGCACAAAATCCTGATGCTGTCGTCATGTGGCCTCAGATCGCAGCGGAAGCCGGGATCAACGAACAGCAGGCGGCGCAGATCGGTGCAATCCTCGAAAGCAATCCCAAGGCTGCGGGCATTTTTGCGCAGTCGCTCGGCTGGTCGCCTACGGTTGGCAAAGGTCAGGGATCGCAGGCCAAGGAATTGCAGGTCTATGGCCTCCTGATGGAGCAGGGCGGACCGGAACTTGCCCAAGCCTATCTGCGCAATCTGACCAATCCCGATTCCATGAGCGAATACCAGAAAGGGCAATTGGATATTGCCCTTGCACGTCTCGGTCTGGAACGTGAAGAATTCGATTTCAAGCGGCAGGAAGCAGAAGAAGGTCCTCAAGAGACTGCACAGGAACGCAAGCTGCGGCTCCAGAAGGAATTGGCGCGTCCGAAAGTCGAGGCGTCGTTGCGCGGAGCGACCAACGATATTGACAAGCAAATCCGCGACCTCAAGGAGTTGCGGAATTCGAGGGGTCTAGACAATATCACAGGTCCGCTCGCCGGCCGACTGCCCAATATCACGCCGGAAGCTACGGCAGCGCAGGCGTTGCTGGACACGATCATCGCGCGCGGCGGCTTCGCCGCGCTCCAAGACATGCGCGCCAATTCTCCCACTGGCGCGGCGCTCGGCTCCGTGTCCGACGCCGAAGGTATTCGGTTGCAGAACTCCGTTGCCAGCCTCAGTCAGTTGCAAGCGACTGCGGATTTTCAGAAGTCGATCGACAAATATATCAGCGATCTGGAATTTTCTCGGAAGAACCTGCAACAGGCGTTTGAGGAAACCTACCCCGAAGATGAAGAATCCGCACCGCAGCAGACCCAGCGCCGCAGATCGTCGCCTCGTATCGTTCCGCGCACTCCGGCAGGGCAACGTCCTTCTGCGCAGGGTGGACCGAGCCGCGAAGCCATTGAAGCTGAATTGCGGCGACGGGGGAGAATTCAGTAATGGCAAAGCCCCCCGAAAAGAAGAAGGCCGTAACGCCGCAACAGGCACGGCAAATCCTCGAAACGCAGCGGCAGCGCATCCGTGATCGTTTCAAGGACAATCCGGCAAAACTTGAAGTGGCTCTTGCGACTTTTGAGTCCGATCCACGCATCCAGAACGCGCGCAAGATCGCGGGATATGCGCCTGTGACCACGCGACAGCAAGAAATTCGCAGGAAGGCGCAGTCGGTTGCGCGAATTACGAAGAGCACTGGCGAAATCAAGAAACTTGCAGAACAGGTGGACGTGGCGAAGCGTAAGGCGACGGCACGGACGGAGACTGCGCGCAGGGTGATTGAGCGTCAGAAGGCCGAAAACAAGGATTCGATCATCCCGGAATTTGTGCGCGACACAGGCGCTGGTATGCTGTCGGGCGCGAATAACGCGCTTTTCGGTTTGCCCGCTCGCGCAGCAGCGGCGATCACTGGTACTGATAATCGGCTGATGCAGGAATACATCGACCAGCAAGGTCAGCGTGCACCTGTCACGAATTTCTTGACCACGCTCGCTGCTAGTGTTCCCACAGGCGGCGCACTGTTCAAGGGCGGTGCGGCTCTAGGCACTCGGCTTGCTGCATCAGGTTCACGTCCTGCGGCGGCGACCGGGCAAGCATTGCAGGCAGCTGGACGTGCCGCCACACTCAAGAAAGGTGAAAATGTCAAGAATGCGGGAAGGCTGGCCGCGACGGGTGCCGGTTTCGGTGCGGTCGATGCTGCGGTCCGTGATCGAGACGTCAAGCAAGGGGCGGCTTACGGGGCGGTAGGATCTGTCGCGCTTGGTGCGGGCGCAAAGGGCGCCATGTGGCTAGGCTCGAAGGCGAGCGATGCGCTTCGAGTGTCCGGAGCCGATAGCTTGTTGCGGCGATACACCAAGACGACCGCCGAGGAATTGCAGCGCCGTCTTGATGATTTCAAGGCCCGCGGAAAAGCGCAACCGACGCTCTATGAATTGCTCGATCTGGAAGGTCGGCAAGCCCTCTCGAACGTCCTCACGAAGATGAAACCGAACACTCAGGAGCGTGGAGCCAACTTGGCACGCGAACGAGTGGAATCAGTGCCGCGCGATCTGGCTCGGACAGTCAAGCAAGCCACGCGAAAACAGCGCCGCAGCAACGTCGAGAAACTCATGGCCGCGCAAACTGACGCGCGCAGCAGCGTATGGCCTACCACCGCTGAGGCTCGGCTTGCGGTTGGTGCGGCTGACAACCCGACGCGCCTTGCGCAGCTTCGCCGGGAAGAAGCTGCGAAGATCATGTCACCTTTCGACGGAAAGCGCGCCGCAGACAATGTGGACAGTCTGATCCCGACGACGCTCCAACAGGGCAACAAGCCTGGCGAAGTCGTCGAAGTCCCGACTGATCCTGAAATGGCTGCGATGATCCGGTCCGCAGCAGGCCTTGCTCGTATCCGTGACAAGGAACAGGGGCTTACCGTGCGTGAGTTGACGGGCATGATCTCGAAACTCAAGGAGATCGCAACGGGTGGCGATGATCCGATCCAGCGAGGCAACGCGCAGCGGGCAGTTGACCATCTGGAGGACCAGCTTTCTCTGAACGTCCCTGGCGTTCGCACCGCCTTGACCAAGATGAATGAGGCTTGGGCAGCGCGGTCGCGGCAGTTGGAGGGGATGCGGGAAACCCGACCACAGGCTGCGGTCGACCCGAGCACGTCGCAACGGCTCCGGAAATCCGAAAACGTGTTCGAGACGCCGGAAGGCGCAGTCGGACGCCAAGCGGGCCAGCGCACCGAATTGCTCGACGATCTCGGACGTCGCCCGGATGCGGCTCTCGGCACCGTGCGAAATCTCGCTGAGGATGAAACGCTCGGTCGGCAATTGGCGCAAAATCTCGGGCGTCCTGTCACCGACGAAATCACGCAGACCGCGCAAGCACAAGTTGAGAGCGTTCGTCGACTGGCAACGGCTGTGCGCGATCCGAAATTCGACACCTCAGAATTGCAGTCGGGCGACCTTGCATTGCTCGCAGGTGCCTTGAATCCAGCATCCATGGCTTACACAAAGGCGCGCGGCCTTGCGATCCTGACCGAACGACTCGCGCAGATGATGCCGGAAAGCAGCCGTCGCGCCGTGATTGTCGACATGCTATTCTCCCGCGATCCGGCCATGACACAGCGCGCGATCAACGCATTGCGAGGTCAGGGGCGTGCGGGTGACGACGCCCTGCGTGGCATCGTGACGGCCATGGCAGGTGCCGCAGAAGGCGTCGAAGCCATGGACGAACCTGTGGCTACTTTGGCACCTTTGCAGGAAATTCCCGCCGAAGAAGCGCAACCGATGGAAGAAACGGACGACCTTGATCTCAGCCGACTCTCCGACGACGAACTGCTCGAAATGTATCAAGCAGGCGAAGATGTGGATATCACCCAACTCTCCGACGACGAACTCATGCAGATGTATGAGGGCGGTGCGGAAAAAGCGAGCCCCTATACGAATGATCTCGAAGCGCTCTACGCGAACGAAGATCCGGCACTGATTGATCTGATTGAGCGCGTTTCAAAGCAGGAAAGCGGCGGTAAGCAATTTGACCGTAGCGGCCGTCCTGTGACGTCGAAGGCCGGTGCGATCGGTGTGATGCAGGTAATGCCGGGAACCGGGCCGGAAGCTGCAAAGCTGGCTGGTGTGCCGTGGGACGAACAGGCATATCGGAACGACGAAGCATACAACAAGCTGATCGGCACCGCCTACCTGTCTGAAATGCTCCGGCGATATGACGGAGACGTGGAACTCGCCCTAGTGGCCTACAACGCCGGTCCGAAGCGGGCAGACGCTTACGCCAGCGGCAAGATCAAATTTTTGGGCCTTCCTGCGGAAACTCAAGAATATGTCAGGAAAATTATGTGATGCCTTCGAGAACACCTCCCGCGACCACGCTTTCCGATGAAGCCAAGGAACAGATCGCTGATGCAGTGATTGAGCGTTTTGTATCCCGCCACCCCGAACTCAGGCAAGGTTCCATCGTGACTGAAATTCCACCGCCGATCAAATGGGTCGGTATCATGCTCGGTGGCACCATGACTGCCGCAGTAACGGCCGGCTTGTTCTGGCTGGTCGCAACCGTCAGCGAAATGCAGGTGACGCTGGCTCGCATGGACGAGCGCATCGGCGGCTGGACTTCGATGAACGAAAGCCGCTACAGTGACCTCGAAAAGCGCGTTGCCGCTCTCGAAGAATCTGACAAGGAGGATCGCAAAGATGCCCGAAAGTAGGACCGCTCGGCTGGACGCGCTCGCCAAGAAAGAAGGCTACCCTAGCTATGCCGCTATGGTGGCGTACAAGGAAAAATATCAGAAACCGATCACGCGCGTCGTGCCCGGTGCAGGTAAGCCCAAAGAGCGCAATTTCCTTCAGCGCATGATCGGCAGCATCCCCAATCCGATGAATTACGCGGCCAAGACCATGCGGGATGCCACGGTACGGTCGCGCGCAAAGAGGAAGCGGAAATGACGACCGCAGATCGCATCGCAGCAGCGCTCCGTGCCATCGCCCCGGAAGGCAAGCTTCTAGCTGAGGACGTGCCGCTCCTGAACCAGATCGCGGCCAATTGGGATGCTCGCACCGCGCCGGCACCGGGGGTCGTGGACCCTCCTTGGCTGACGCACGCCCGGAGCAAACTCGGACAGCGCGAGATCAAGGGACCGAAGCATAATTCATGGATCGCAAAGGGATGGGCACGGCTCGGCGCAGGATGGTTCAATGACGATGAGACGCCGTGGTGCGGGTTTTTCATCGCTGATGCACTCGACGCTGCGGGACTTCCTTACCCCAAGAATTTCCCGGCAGCGGCATCCTTCCGCACCTACGGCGTGGCCGTGCCAGCGCAACTCGGTGCGATTGCCACGATGAAACGACCGGGCGGTAATCACGTTTTCATCATCGTCGGAGAGACCCCTGATCGGCAATCCTTCAAGGCGCTCGGCGGCAATCAGTCGAACGCCGTGACGATCATGGACGTGCCGAAATCGCAGGTTGATGCGATCCGCTGGCCTCCCGGCGTGCCGCTGGTGCCGCGATCCAGAATGCAGCTTCCCATCATGCCGCGAGGCACAATCCTCAAGAGCATGGCATGAAGGCGCCGCAGGAAGCCATGATCGCCTATCTGGCGACCTTGGGTGCCATTGTTGCACTCTCGGCGTTCGGTGCGCTTGCTGTGGCGCTGTCACCGAAAGAGAGACTGGATGAAGTGCTCGCCGCACTAGCGTTCATGTCGGCGGGCGTCACTGGCCTCGTCGGCGTGATCGGCACATTCCGACCCAAGGGACGCGACGAACCTCCCTACGATGACGGAGAAAATCAATGATCCCTATTCCGCCGCAGATTCTCGGATTTCTCCAGAAGTGGTGGCCAGCCATAGCAGGCGCCACATTGCTCGGAATGCTTCTGACGCTCGCTTATTGCGAAGGTCGCAGCACCGGCAAGCGAAGTGAGATTGTCAAGCAGCAGGATCGTGAGATCGAAACACAGCGCGATCTCAACACCGCCAATGAGTCTGCGGCCAGCGCGCGAGTCGACCAAGTTGTTAGAGCGATGCAGCAAGAGAAGGAATTGACCGATGCGCTCGAAAAAGCTGATGATCCTGACCATCGCCGCGTTTTGCGCGGGTGCATCATCTTGCGGCAGCAAGGACGAGACATTGCGGACATTCCCGCCTGCCGCTGATCTGCGAACCGCAGCCGAACCTGCCTATCCTGCCGAAGCTTTACTGCCGGGAGAGGCGGGTGAGACTGCCGAAGCTGTGTGGTGGAATCGAGTCCTGCTTTGGGGTCGCGGCGAACAAGCCAAAGTGCAACGTATCTGCAAGTGGTCGGTTGATCTCGGGTTCGAAGCACCCGATGGCTTTTGCGATCCTCAGTAGGGGTCGTCATCCTCGGGCCAGCGAGTAGTCCACAAACACCCGACCACGACACCGATGTTGAACGTCACCAACAAGACGGCAATTTCGATCACAGAAATTTCCTCCCGTAGTGTGCCAGCAGCAAAGCTTCGGCTCGGCCATCATCTTTGACCCTCGCAACGCTCGGAGCGGTCGACGGATAGAGCGAGCGGCACTTTTCCCGGCTCGCGCCCTTGTCGCTGTTGAGAAGCCCCATCTTGGCCTTCCAGACGCTCGGCGTGACGAAGTGGATCGGGCAGTCGACAACCGATGCGCAGATGCCATGCACAAAGCCAAGGGTGCGCCCGAAGGTGAACATCGAAGTCACACCCTGTCCCGGCCGCGCTGCAATGTCCTCGATCACAATCATGTCGGGGGAAGCCCATCGCAGCGCCTCCGACCAGACATTGACCCAATCAGTCCAAGCGGGCTTGTCCTTCCCGCGCAGCCTGATCGTCGGCACGTCGAAGAACCGCACACTGCCGTCAGGATGCAGAATGGCGAGCGCGCCGCTCTTACCTGGATCAATACCGGCGATTGTCACTTTCGAAGAATCCGCATCCCGTAGCAGAAACGATCCTCGAAATCGTGCTTGAACGCTTCGAGCAAAGTTGTATTTTTGCACTCAGCGTTGAGTGTTGCGATCTTTTCACCACCTGCGAAAATGTCGTCTCCGATGATTTCCACCTTCATTTCAGATACTCCTGCGCCCGATAGACCAGAATTGCTGCGGACACGACCCCGGAAGCCCCGAGAGTGATGAACGCTTCCTTGCGGTGGATTTCGACGGTGCGGGGACTGATCCCAAGCCGCCTCGCCATTTCTTTCGTTTTCAGTCCTTCACTAGTCATATCGGCCACCTGCTTTTGCCGTGGCGACAATCTCGAATACCTTTGCGCGATCTCATTGATTGGCACCTTGCGCGGATCCATAATCGTTCTCCTATTTCCTGTAACGCACCATCTTGTCGACTTCGGCCTTCACGCGGAAGCGCCGTTCGATTGCCCAAGGCGAAATGTCCTCCATCACCTGCTTGAGCGTTTCACAAATGTCAGGCCGGTCGGTTTCCTCACAGACCAATTCATCGTGAACCTTGAAAATCACTGTGAGTCCTGCGGCTTCGGCGCGCTTCATCGCCTCGACCATCAGATCCCTCGCGCTGCCCTGAATGCAGTCAGCAGTCAGCATTCCGTGCCATGCCAGATGGCGGCGGAATTTCTTGCCCTGATAACTCATGAACGTCCAGGCGGGCCGCTCGTCACCCTGCGGTGTGTAGCTGATGGCCTTGCGCGGTCGGTGATACCACAGCTTGCGTCCCGAAGGCAGGCGCATCGTGAGGAAGTCGTTTTCCTTGCGAAATTCGATGCCTTCGTAGCTGTATGCCTTGGCATGGTCGCAATAGACCGCCTTCACGCTCGCATCCCATAGACCATACCAGAAGGTCGGCACCTTGGGAGCAAATTCCTTGCGGTAGGTGTTGATGGCGAGCATCGCCAGATCAATGCTGTCCTTGGGTGCAAAGCGGGCGCGGAAGCCGACCGGACCAAGGCCGTAGCCAGAGCCGAGAACCGTGTTCTTCCCGATTTGCCCCTCCTTCGCCTGCGCCGGATCTTTGCGATTGATCGGACGGCGAAAAATCATCGAAGCCGTCTCGGAATACACGTCGAGGCCAGAGTGCATCTGCTCGACGCGATCATGTTGACCAGCCATCGAAAGCAGGTTGCGCGCTTCGACCGCAGCGAAGTCCCCGGCGACCAGCACCTTACCCTTCTCAGGGACGATGCAGGAGCGCAGCGACGAAATGACGGCCGTGAAAATGTCGGGACCCCACAATTCCCTGATGTAGTCGACGTTGCGGGTCAGGATCGCATCAGCGAGAATGTCGGCTGTGAGGCCCTGTCGATCTCCGATTTCACCGCGGGGATAATTTTGAATTTGTATGAGTCGACCAGCATCCCGACCAGTCCGCGCTCCATGATATTGAGTCGCATACCGGACGCGACCATCCAATCCGGCACAGTCGAGCATCCTTTGAAGCTTTGCGACACTACTAGAGGCGAGGCTCCGGCGCAAAGTAAGCGCTTCATGGACGTGATACGGGAGCGGTTCGGAGAAATCTTCGATTCCGAATTCATCGTCAGGGTCGAGGATCGCATCGAGCGTGGCCTTCTTCATGTCGCCGAGGGCAATGCCCTGATCGTTTACCCAATTGAGCACCTTCTCGCGCTGCGTCGGCTTGAGGCCGGTCAATTCCTGAAAGCGCTCGACCATCGGCACCCGGACTTGGTTCAGCACGTCCATGCAGGCGTGAACGAATTCGGTGTCGATCTTGATCCCGCGCTGATTGATGCGCTGATCCAGAACCCATGTGTGCCGCTCGGACGCTCCGAGCCCTCTTGTGGCGAGATAGACGCCATATTGCGCGTTCGCATCGTCGGCGCAATAGTCGGAAAGCTTCTGGAGGTTGTAGTCGTTGTGCTGCGACCAGCCGCCTTCACGGTCGGGCTTACACATGATCAGCATGAGCCGGTGCCCGTCCATGTCCTTCTTCGCTGGCAATTCCAGCGCCGTTACCAGCGCGTCGAGGCCAAGAGGCAGGGCCTTCATCCCGGCGACCGCCATCGTGTCATGCATTTTTTCAGGAGGTAAAGACGGATAGCCTATAGGCTCCAGATGATATTTCCACATTGCAGCCTCGAAAGACGCATTGTGTGCAACGAAAATCACTTCGGGATCTCGGGCAAGTTCCATGAGTTCAGGATCAAGCGCGTGAATTTGACGTTCGGTCAGAACACGAGTCGGCTGCGGCCGATCATCAATTACCACCTTAATTGCTAGACACAGGATGCCGGTGGAAAAGTCTTGAGCGTATTTCCACGCTCCGACCTTACGCAGATCAACCCGCGAAAAAGACTCAAAGTCAAACACCACGTATTTCATTTGGCATACCTTTCTCCTGCAAAAGATTTAGTCGACCACTGCCGACCGTATCGCGCGTCTTTGGTTTGAGTGCCTTTGCGGTTGCTCTTTTTGAAAAAGTCGGGATCGTTTCGAAGTTTGGAATCTCTAGCAGCACGTCCAGCAGCAAGGTCAGTCTGAGAATTGCGTGTTCCGTGACGATAAGCATCCTGTCGATTTTGTGAGGGTGTCCCATATTCCAAATTATTGAGGTTCGCGTTGGTCCGAACCCCGTCCTTATGTCTGACTTCCATCCCATCCCATCAGGGCGAGGACCAATAAACGCTTCCGCGACAAGTGAATGGAGTGTGCGAGTTTTCTTGCCCGTCAGTCGGACTGTAGGATACCCATTCGAGGCGATACCGGGACGCAAGAAAATCTGCGAGCGGTGACTATAGACGCGACCGTGACTACTCACCATGTAAGCCGGAAAACCGACTACAGGTCGCCACCTTTCCTTGTCGCTCATATCCTATCTCCGCCAAGAGAAAATCAGCATACGTTCGCCCCAGGTATGCCAGCCGGGTTTCCAACGCGCGGCAATGTGTCACGCTCGACCGCGAATTAGAATGCGGCTTCCTCGAAATCGGCATTGCTCGGAGCGCTCGCAGTCGGGTCGAAATCCGAGTAGCCCGCGAAGCCGCCGAACACCTGATTGTTGTCAGGCGCACCGCCGCTCGCAAGACGATCACCCTTGCGGACATAGAGGCAGTTCTGGAGATAGGCCGTCACACCGTCCTTGGCGTCCAGCGTCTTGCGCCGGAAAGCCTTGAGGGCAACCGCCGGGACCACATAGGCGCCGGGGTAGAACAAATCCTTGCCAGCCGATGCGCGAGCGTGTTCCTCGTCGGGAATGTCGACGATCTTCCCGGCTTCCAGCTTGGCGAGAGCCACGTCATATTGCGACGAAGCCGTGAGGATGCCAGCGTAGGGCGCATAAAGATCGGCGCGGGCCTGTGCCTTCTCCTTGATCTTGAACGCCTCGTCGGGGCTCTTGCCCTGCGCATCGAGTTCGGCCTTCTGGAGCGCCCGCTTGCCCGCCGTCGCGCCGCTCATGACGGCAAGGTAATAGTCGGCAGGGTTGGTGAAGGTGCCGAGTTCGGTCTTGATCGCACGGACCATGATTTCCACGATCGCATCGAAGTCACCCTTCTCCAGACCGAACGTGCCGGAAAACTTCGGTGTGGCGTTCATGACGCCCCGGGGAGCCGACTTCGCGGTGATCGAGGAATAGAGAAGCCGAGCGGGCTTGACGAGCGTGTAGCGGTGAGTTTCAGCCATTGTCAGTTTTCCTTAGTTTCATCGTTGCTGCACGGAAACCGCCGTGCCGGATCAGTATAGGTCAAAACCCCTGATTTTCATAGGGCGTAGTGTGACTCTCGAACACCGTCGCATTGGTGCGCGGCTTCGCTTCGGGCCGGGGATCGGAGATCGGCGCGACCGATAGGCCATTGGCATCAGGCTTGTAGCCGTATTCGAGTGCCAGAGCCTTGCCATGGCTCGACAGCTTCTCGATTTGTGCGGGCGTCTTGATCTTGGCAGGCTCGAACGCCTTGTCACCGAACGCCGCAACCAATGCAGCTTGCGCACCAGGCTTCCACACCCGGTTGCTGCGCTTCTCCACAAGCTTCGCGCTGGTGATCTTCGCACCGCCGATCAGCCGCGCATGGACGGTCTGCTCCAGCGCATTCATGAAGCGGCGAGCCTGCTCGCGCATGGCGTAGTAGCGATCAATTTCTGCATCGGGAAGCATAGCGATAAATTCCTCGTCTGCGGCAGCATATTCCTCGAAGGCACGCTGCATCTTAGGGCAGTCCAGAAGGACCGGACAAAACTGGCAGTGATCACCAGGCACGAAATCGTCGTCGGTGTAGGGACGCTCGACCATCAGCACGTGCATCTTCGGCAAGAGCACGTCATGGCCCCAATCGATCACGTCACCGAGCGTGATTTCCCACACATCAGGTTCGTCGAATTTGCCGTAGAAATTCGGCTGCACGATCCCGAGCCGCACCGGCAGATCGCGCGGACCGCCGCGCAAGCGATGATCGGACATGACCATCAGGAAAGCGTAATAGAGAAGCTGCTTGTTGCCTGCCGCAGCGACACCGATACCTTCCCCGTTCTTGTAGTCGAGAAGGTCGAGGCCATCGGAGAGCGACCAGAAACCGAAGTCGACCGTGCCGCGCAGCAATGGGTGCAGATCGGGCAGGTGGATCGTTTCTTCGATCAGCAGATAGCCGCGCTCTTTCCGGCGATCCAGAACGCGCATACAGGCGTTGAAGTAAACCTGCACTGCGTCGAGGTCGATACCATCCGGCCAGCCGACCTTGTAGCCGTCGACTTCCTCTCCGAGAAATTCGAAAGGTTCGATAGCTTCGCTAACAGATCGCGCGCAGATTTCATGGGCTGCGGTGCCTAGCTTGGCATACTGGCTTTCGATGTGCTCGAAGGTGTTCGTTTCGAGTTGTTCGCGGTGCATCAGGAACGAACCTGCGCAAGCCAAGAACCTGTGAGCGCCGGAGCCGCCGAGCGGGGAGTGTTCGAGGTGGATCATAGCAACTTCTCCGCAATTTCGATCAGTCGATCACTGTCGCTTTGATCGAAACCCATTGCAGGAGTGCAATTTTCAAAAATACGCTGTGCAAGGTCGCGCAAAAATCCTGCATCATCAAGCATTGTCCTGTCTCCTTAGCTACTTCCTTGGTTTCATCGTGGTTGGCAGACTATACCTGGTCTGCCAGCAGGTGTGTCGGTTTCCTTCGGGTCGCTGAGAATGAAAACCGACACAGGGGCATTCGCGGGGAGTTGAGGTTATTCCGCGAATTCGATCCCGGCCTTATCCTCGACCGCCTTGACGAATTCCGCCCGCGCCTCGGCCGGAATGTTGCGGCTGTGGGCGACCTGACCTTCCGGCACGAAGCGCGCGATCAGTTCCTTGATCGGCGCCGGGTCGTTCAGCTTGACCGCCGCCTGATTGCACAGCGCGCCGAGATCCGCATCGGTGTAGATGCGCGGCGGCACAGCAGCCGCAGCAGTCGCATCTTCGCTTTCCGTCTTGGCGACGGCATTGCGGAAGGCGGCGAATTCATCATCTTCATCCTGCGAGGCAGCGACAGATGCGGGTGCCTCGGTCGGCGTAGAACCAGCCGGTTCCGTCACACCAGCGGCAACCGGGTTCGCCGGGGAAGCAGTCGAAGTCGACGAAGGTGTTTCGGTCGCACCCTTCTTCAACCGCCACGTGCCGTCCTTCTTCTTGGTGCCGGTGTGGATTTCCGGATTGAAAGGGGTGCCGCTGGCGTCGACCTCGACACCCTGCGCAGCCGGGGTTTCGGGTTCAAGGACCGGATCGACGGGAGCCGGTTCGACGGTAGCCGGTTCAGACGTAGTGGCCGGTTCGGGCGCGATGGTCGGTTCCGGCGCGATCGGCTGCTTCTGCGCGATGTGCAGGTTGGCGACGTAGGCATAGAGACTGCCGATACTATCCTCCGGCACAACAACCGAAATTTCAACGATATTCTGCATTTCACTTTCCTTCTTTCGCATCGAGGACCTTATAAATTGTATTCATCTTCTCGACCGCCCGGACGAGGATTTTCTCGGAGATTGACCCAGGCGCGACGAAAATCTCCGCAGTCACGACATTTTCTTGACCAAACCTATCGAGGCGGGAAACGGCCTGTTCGTTCTGTGCCGGGACCCAATCGGGTTCTGCCAAGTAGCACCGTGAAGAAGCCTTTTGCAAACCATCCAAGCCGGTGCCCGCTGCCTGAATGTTGCCGATAAACACCCGCACGTTAGGCTTATTTACGAAGTCGTCAACTGCTTTTTGACGTGCATTCATGGACTTTCTTCCGTCGATGCGGACGGTTCCAAAGCGGGACAATTCGTTCTCAAAAAGGTCGAGGACTTCGATATGCCAGCCGAAGATCACCAGCTTCTCGTCGGAGCCTTCGAGAAAATCCCGAGCGTATTGCGCGATCTGCGGTGCAAGAGCAACGCCCATGAGCCTTCTGGCCTCAGCGATGTGCCCGAGAATTTCGAAATCCTTTGTCGTCTGGATTTCGTCGAGTGAAAGCCCAAGCATCCCTTCCACGTCGAGAGCGGATTTTACGGCGCCGTTTTCCTCGCAGCGCACGACTGTATATCGAGGTGGCTTCATGAACGTCAGCACGTCTTTCTTTTCGTGCCTCGCCATGACGTTCGCTCGCAGCCGGTTCTGCAATTCCGATTCCAGCGACGTGCTTTCCAGCTTGAACCGCTTACCTTCGATCGTTTTCAGATCCGCCTGACGGTTGTAGCGTTCCTTGAATTTTTCTTCGCTGGCAAAATCAATCGCTTCCCAATCGAAAAATCGAAAAAGGACATAAGCTTCGCTTGGGCGATTGAGCAAGAGCGTCCCGGTCAAGGCCAAGTGCTCCTTGCAGTAGTGAGCGATGGCCTTCATCTTGATTTCGCCATGGTGATATTCGCCGCGGTTGTTGCCGATGATCGCGCGCGTGGTCAGTGCGTCGATGTTCTTCATCTTGTGCGCTTCGTCGCAGATCAGCACGTCCCATGTGTATTTCGAGATCGCCCGGATGATCGCAGGATTGCGTGCCGCGTCATAGCTGATGATCTGGTAGTGAGCGGTCGGGTGAATGCCGTCCTTGACTTTGAGCATCGTGGCGACCTTGAGCATCGGGATCGTCGACCATTCCTTGATGCGTTCCTCCCACTGGAGCCGCACAGACGCCGGGACGATCACAAGCACCCGCTGCGCTTCCCGTTCGTTGCAGTAGGCTATGCTGGTCGGCGTGTTGTGAGTGAGCGTATATCCCCGAGTAACGAACAATCCCCGAGGGTCCGCGATTTTGATACATCGCTGAAATTCTTCTCCGTCTGCGACGATTTCCGAAATTGCAAGTTTGATGTTGGATGGACGCCATTGAGCCGCCTTCCTTTCTAGGTGAAAAGGGCAGAAATTAGTTTTTACGTTTACCTGATAATTAATACCTTTACCATCTGACCGCTCGTATTTGCGAACCTTAGCCCACCCGCCGAGCGAGCGCACAAGCTGCGCCACGTCCTCGGCAAGACGTGCTGATTTCGAGTGGTAGGTTGTCCGGTTTCGGCTGCACGAACCATCGGTGTCCATGAGCCCCGCAAGCAAATCTTGCCTTTGGGTGATCGACCCCATCAGATAGATTTCAGGAATGAAACGCTCAGGGCTTTTCACATTGAGCCCAAGTGCAGCAATCCGATGATGGAATGCATCGCGCTTGGTAGGGTCAGAAATTATGTATTGCGGACAATTGGGGTGCCTGTTTTCCCTGAAATGGAATCCATTCGGCAGACATTTCTCCGCGCTCTGCATCACTCCAATGTCTTGGTCAGGGCATGAAACTGCGATTTTCGTTCCTGTCAATGCGCCGTCACCGATCAAGGCACCGAGCAAATAGGGATGCACCCGAAAAAGTATCGGAGTGTGGTCAATCGGTTGAACCAGAGGAACGTAAAATCGGGCGATCTGCCGAGAAACACCATTGCGAGTGCCGCCGCCTACAGTCAGTCCCCAATCCATGATCTGCCGAGTGGTCAGAACCTCAGTCTTGAAGCCGTGTCCACCGCGCCGCTCAACCTCCCATAGATGTTCTGCATCGCAGCGCACATACCGACCGTCAGAAAATGTAACTTTCCAGACCTGACTTTTCTGCGGAGAGTATGCGGCTTCGACCTGAACGGGTTTCCCGTCATGTCCGTAAACCCAATCGCCTTCGCGCAATTCCAGATTTTTGCACCAGCCCGAAGGCGTCAAAATCGGTTCGGAAAGAGGGAGACGCTTACCAAGTCCAGGCTGATCGCCATTGATCCCACCGCCGCGCGCCAGCAAATAGTCGAGCGTGGCCTTCTGGTAATCCCATAATTCCTTGCCCGCAGGCAGCTTGCGAGTGCCGATCCCGTCGAGAGCGCGCGACTTTTCGATTTGCGCCCGATACGGCCCGAGCGTCGGCAGCGCCTCGTCGGCAAGATCCGCAAGCGAATAGGGATTGCTGGTCCAGAGCACGGCTTCGTGACGGCTGCTCGCGCTCGTCGAGAACGTAAGCCCGCGATAGGCCATCAGATTGGCGATTTCCTTGCGATCCGAAGTCGGCACCCGCAGAATGAAATTCTTGCCGTTTTCTTCGACTTTCACAAATCATATCCTTTTTGAGGCTTGGCAAGGATTCCAAAACCTTTTTGACTTGCTCGTTCAAGTGCAGAGCAACCTTTTTCACCAATTGCCCAAAACGCACTCCCGTTAGACGGAGAAATTCCTCGTTTACCATCAGCACCGATAAATCTGATTTTCTTGGTGAACATGACTAAATCGGTTCGCACCCAACATTCCCAAAACCAAGGAGCACTTGTTCTGTCAGTAGTGAGTGCAATTCCGTTACCGTGGCGGAAAAATTTAAGCATCCACGGCAAGACTGCATTTCGACCGCCGTAAGGTGGATTCATCCAAACAAAACCCGACCAGCTTCGATCTAAAGAATTTTCATAGATGAATTTATCAGAGGGAACGTGGGTCAGGCATTGAGGATGTGCCACATCTAAATCAAATCGACAACCGAGCGCATTAAAGACTTCGGGCGGTGTATACCACTCGTCGGTCGCTCCAACACTTTTTTCCCAATGACTCACAAATCATACTCCAATGCTTCCGCCTGCCCCATGATCGGGAGCGGGCCGATCCAGCCTGCCACGGTGCCAGCGACGGGTTCCTTGATATTCGAGAGCCAGCCGGTTCCACCTGCAAGCCAAAAGCGAATGACAGTCGGCACATCGACGCCGTGCATATAGCAGATGTAATGGCCTGTCTCAGTCGGAGTGCCTGTCCGGATAATCATGACTGCAACTGCCTTTCAATCATGCGAGCGGTTTTGCGGGAAACAGGCTTGCCCCATACTAGAACCGGATCGTTCCACGGATTTATGAGTGCTCGGCGGATTTCCTCAAGAAACGCCTGTCTGGATTTTCACAGGTCAAATTCCTTCACAGGTCGTAGATCATCGACGATTTCCTTGACGACTTCGCAGAAGCCTTGCGCGGTTTTCGCGTCGAGCGCGTTTCCGTAGGCGCGCAGTCGTCCCACTCGGCCGGCAATCCCATGAGCCAGCGGGAATGTGAGGGATTCAACGGGCCTCCAGCTTGGTTCTCCGGCAGGGTTTCGACACAGAAGCCAATCTGCATCGTCGAGCGATCCAGCTTCCCGCGAATTGCGAATGCTTCTTTCTTCATCGGATCGTATTGCTTGCGTAACTGCCCCGACACCTGATTGTGCGAGTTTTCGCTCGTCGGGGCACTCATCGGCGTCGGCCAACCTGCTAGAGGCACTGCTCCCGGCAGTCTGTCTGATCCCTGCGATGGTCCCCCGTTCGGACCGTCCTGTTGGCAAGGAGTCGGCCAACCCGATAGCTGCGCACCCTTGGCTTCCCCGCCCAACAGCAATTCGTTGATTCGATCCCCGCCCCGGCTCGTCGCTCCGCCACCCATCACATTCGGGGTTTGCCATCCCGCCAGTTGCGCTTGCATCTGCACATCGCTGATCGTGTCGCCCATCTGAATTCCGCGGGCTTGCGCCGACCGTTTGCGCTCCATGAATTTCTCGGCTGTCCCGTTCGCTGGATTGCTCACCGGAGTTCCCCATCCCGCCAGTTGCGCCGTCACGTCGAGCGTGTCCGTCGAAACTTTCCCGTCCCGCATCCGACCACCGATGTATCCGCCCTTGTGATCCCTGGTCGATGCTGTCGGCCATCCCGACAAAGTATAAGCGCTGACGGATATGCGCGCCGCCGAAGCCCGCAGCGCACAAATCGCTCGCCCCGAAGGCGTAACCCGCTCCTTCCATGTCACTCGATACAAGATCAGCCCATCCAAGGCCGTCTTTGCTCGCAACCTGCTCGCCAACGACGACTGGAGGGCGGCACTGGTCAATGAGCCCGAACCAGGTAGGCCATAGGTGGCGTTCATCTGCAAATCCCTTCTGTTTTCCCGCAGCACTGAACGGCTGGCAGGGGCAAGAGCCGGTCCATATTTCCGGGCCATCATCAGACCAACCCGCTTGCCTGAGTGCATAGGACCAAACCCCGATCCCTGCGAAAAAATGACACTGTAAAAAACTGGAAATCTCGAACGCTTCCACGTCCTGAATTTTCCGCTCGTCTACTTCACCCGGTGCAATATGACCTGCCGCAATCAAATTGCGCAACCATGCGGCGGCGAACGGATCGCATTCGTTATAGTAAGCCCATTTTTTCACAGCCGCCCCCTAAATGATGCAATTCGCTCTATCCAAACAAGAAATTCGTCAAAAGTCTGGTTCCTCTTTGCATAGTTACATTGGGTGCAGCAAGGATAGACATTATTCAGTGAATAATCACCATCACTATCAATTCGATCCAGCCCATTTGAAGGTTGAAGCCCGCAATAGTAACAAGACGAAAGAATGAGTCTTTGAAATTCTTTACGTTCGATTTCCCATTTTCGACCTCGTGCCTTAGAATTGGCTTTATATTCACTCTCTTTGATCTGTAGCTGTCTAATTTTTGGATCAATACGGGGTCGAAATTCCCATGCTCTTTTCATGGAGCATTTAGCACAGCAATCGACCTTTCCCGTCCGCAAATCTGTCTGTCTAGCAATTCGCCTATTCCCGCACTCACAGACACATTCAGCGACTGGATGAACGTTCTTCTTGACTGTGAATTCCTTAATCACAGTCAATTTGCCATACTGTTTCACAGGTCGAATTCCAGAGCCGTGCTCTCGCCTGCGGGCTTGGGCAGGTTCTCACCAAGCCGAGCCGCTGCCCGCATCTGATCGGACAGGCGCGTGAGGATCGCTTCGTAAGCTTCCGGCCCCCATTCGATCAGCATTTGTCCGATTTCCTCGATCGTCCAGCCGCCGAATTGCGCGGCCGCAATGATCTTGGCCTTGTCGATCTGTTCGGGAGTGAATTTGCGAATGCCGCCGCTCGACCGCTCCACGGTTCCGAGCAAGCCCTTTTCCTCCCAAAAGCGTATGCCGCGGGCCGTAGTGCATCCGGCTCGCGCCATTTCCTCAACTGTGTACACGAAATTCCCTTTCCACTTCTGCAAATGGCGCTTTCGCCCAATAGTGAACGCGCTCGACGATGAAATATTTTCGCAGGATCTCGCACTGTGCCAGCCGCGGCAATCCTGCATAATCCAATTCAAATTCCAGCCGCCGCGCCGATTTCGGCACCGAAGGCCAGTGGTCCGTATGGCCTACGACGATGGCGAGCGCAGGCCACAGGGGCGCCAATTCATCAGCCGTGTAGAACGGGCGAGCGCGCCAGTGAGGTATCCAGGCGAGCACGGCGGAGGCGTTCGGATCGCGTGGATTGTTTTCGGCCCAAGATTTGACCTGATCCCGCCATTGCTCAATCACCCCGGCACGATTGCCCGTCGCTCGCATGGCTTTGACGATTGCCCACGTCTCGCCTTTCCAGAATTCACGTCCGCTCATGGGTCGGGGTTCCTCCGAAACAGCCGCCAGAACGAGCGGCGGCGCGGGTTTCAGTCAAAGCCGCGTTGGCATCGTATTCCCCAACCTCTTCGTTCCAATCGATTTCTTCTTCCATCACTCTCTCTCTCTCTCTATCATCAGCCCGCAGGCCAGAGTTGCCACGCGGTCAGCGCGATCACCGCCCACATGGACAAGGACAGCGCAAGGCCGTTCAAAAGCCCGCGAAAGAACGGGGCGCTCACCCGCTCGGCAAGTTGCGTCAGTTTCGCTTTCGTGGTCATAAATCATACTCCCGCTTAGGTATTGCCCACTTGCCTGGTGCCGGTCGCAAAAAAGTCAGGTCGTCGTTCTTATCCAACTGCTTTTTCACAACCGCTCGATCAATGCCGTGAGCGCCCGCGATCTCCATTTCGAGAACCGCCGCGCTCGTTTCGCCGCCGAGCCCTGCCAGAACCTTCGTCACTTCCTCGACGCTTGCCCATGCGTAACGACTGGCTTGCACCTTATTCGGTGACATGTCGGCAAGGTTCGCTGTGCGCTCCAGCACGATCGAATTGGCAACTTCCTTGACCGCAAAATAACCTACTTCGTCCGTTACGTCAGCATCTTTCTGCTTCCGCACCCGCAATTCTGTGCCGCCCTGTTTCAATTTGGTGCTGATTACAGTGTCCATGTTGGCATAGAAGGCGCTCGAACCGCGGGCACCCTTCGATTGATCCTTGCCTGTGTGGTGGACTGCGAGCACGAAACATTCATAGTAGCGGGCAAGCTGCTCCAGAAAGGTCGTCACCATCGTTGCGTCCTTGGCTGAATTTTCGTCCAGACCTGTGAGCAACCGCGTCAATGTGTCGATCACGATCAGCGACGGCTTGGCATCCAACTCAGCGAGATCAGCCTTCACATTCTCCCAAGCTGCCGTATCGGTATATAGTGGCACCCGATCCTTAATTAGGAACCTGTGGTCGTTTCGAAACTCAATCCCCTGCCACTCCATCCAGGCAGGCCAGCGTTTCTTGGCTGTCGAAACAGGTCCTTCCCCCGCGAAAAACAACACGTCATTCTTGACAGGCGGCGCACTCCATTGACCCGGTATCCCGAACGCCAGACACAAGGCCATGTCGAGGGTCAGGAACGACTTGTAGCTACCACTCTCTCCGTAGATCATCCCGACGCCTCGCGATGGCAACATATTCGGAATCAGCCACTTCGGGTCGCCAACATTGTCCGCATATTCGTGCAGAAACTTGATCTTGTCGCGCGCCCGGTCGGCTGGCGGAGACGGCTCGAATTCCTGCCCTGCGAACGCGGCGAAAGCGTCCTCGTTCGCCTGAAACCCCTTAACGCCGCCTTCGGTGTCCTCTCCATAACTGGCGGCGTTCCTGATGATCTGTTCCAACTCCCATTCGTCCCACGGCGGCGAACAATGCGGGTTCCAGTGCTGCCACAGAAGGTCAAAGCACATCGCCGGGGAAATGGCCTTGTCGAGGATCGAGGCGGCAACCTGAAAGGCTGTGTTATTCCCGCCGCGCCCTTCGACTGACACGCGTCCTCCTTCGACATAGGAGCGAATGAGATCCAGAGCCCACGCAACATTGCGCGGCTGATCCGCATCCGGGTTCTTCTCTAGGCCAAGTGTATCGGTTTTCTTGCGCTCCGGCACAATCGCCGCCACGGCCGCAGGCAAGGGCAAAATCTGCCCGCCTGGTAGGGCCTCGTAAGCGCCTTTGTCAGTGCGGGAACCGGGCAACAACACATAGCCGCCCGAGACAATTTTGCCATCCTTGACAATGCCGCCGCGGGTGTCGATCCCCTCAGCGATGCGCGAAGCCGTGCTAGGGCCTTCGCCCTTGAAATAGACATGGAGCCCGCCGCGAGGGGTTCGAACCTGAAAGGCTTTGCCGACCGCTTCACGAATCGCGGAATCGCGCTCCAGCAGCTTATGCCACCAATCAAGCCCTTGCGGATCAATGTCGATCACAAACAGGCCACTAAGTCCGGTCGCTGCCGCCCAATTGAAATCCGGATTGATGCGCTGCCATTCGGCCAGCTTCGCCGGATCATCGGTCGCCACATGCCACCCGTCCTTGGTCGCGGGCAACTTGCCGAGCGGCACACAAGGAAAGCGCTTGCAACGCCTGAGAATGTCCGGTAACTCTTGCACCCGCTGTCCCTGTCCTGTCAGCGCCAACCGCCAACGAGAGCCCCGGAAGCCCGCCAAGGTTTCCGGGGTTTCTTGTTTATTTACATATCGAAAGGCTCGAAAGCCTCATGCCGAGCGGCGAGACATAACCCAGCATCAAGGAACATGGCAAGCGAATACCAATCGCCGGGGTGCGACGTGGCTTTGTGAAACGGACGCCGGAAAGGTTCGAGCGCAACATGGCGCATGAACCGGGCAGAGAAGTTTCGACAGGGGAATTCGGTGTTATACCAGGAAATGAGCACCCATTGCCCGCCGTGCAGATCATCAATGTCGATCATGGCACCGACGCCATATAGGGAGAAGCGCAGACAGATTGAGGCGCCAGAATAGCCGACAGTGGGCGGGTCGTTTCGCCTCTCCACAGATGCACCGTGACGCTCCACGATTGCCAGCAGCGCCCGCGCGATGAATTCCCGGTCAGCCTTGCGCTTCGCGTTCTTGGCGTTCAGGTCGTCCCGGTCGATCACCATAGACGGCTTACCGTCCTTCCCGACAATCGTGAGCGCCAACCGATCCTTGCCGCTTGCAAGGTCACATCCGATGATTTGCATCAGCTTTCCCCTTTGCGAGCGGCGCGATAGTCCATTCACCGTGGCGGACGCTTTCACCGAACCGAACCGCATCCGGTGCAGTTTTGAAGGGTCCGAAAAATTCGAAACCGTTGAGCAGATCGCCCACGATCACAATATGCATTCCCATAGAATTCTCCCTAAAGATCGTATTTTTGCCGCTTGCGAGGTCGCATCCGATCATTTGCATCAGCTTTCCTCTTCACAGACCACAGGCTTGTCGAAACCATGAATGCGGGACTGCGCTTCAAGCAGGTCGAGAATGGCAAAGGTTTCTTCGCCGAGCGTCGTCCCGCCACGGGTGCGCTGCCAGTGTTCGCGGGCCTGCTCAAATGAAAAGTATCGGCATCCGGCGATGATACGCGGCCCTCCCGGCGTTGGCGCAATCGTGAAGGTGTAACCGTCGCTGCGAACAGCGGTAAGGTTGACCTTGTAGACCCGCGCATCGCCGGAGACCCGCGCATCGCCGTAGACCCACGCATTGCCGGAGACCCGCGCATCGCCGGAGACCCGCGCACCGCCGTAGACCCACGCATTGCCGGAGACCCGCGCACCGCCGTAGACCCGCGCACCGCCGTAGACCCGCGCATCGCCGGAGACCCGCGCACCGCCGTAGACCCACGCATTGCCGGAGACCCGCGCACCGCCGTAGACCCGCGCACCGCCGTAGACCCGCGCATCGCCGTAAACCCACGCATTGCCGGAGACCGAAAGATTGCTCCCTTTCTCGATCCACCCGCCAATCGTGCCAGCGACAACGCCAAGTGCGGGAATGTCGGCCACGGCGCGGATGCGATGCAGGGTGTGGCCAAACCATTCCCTTGTTTCGCCGGTAGCTTCAAATTTTGAATTTTTAAAAGTCATTTCTCACACTCCCTAAAGATCGTATTTTTGCCAGCGCGAGGATTTGAACATTTCCCGCAAGAGGTCGTCAGGATCGACAGGGCGCGTGCCGTTCGCACAGGTAAAGCCCTCGGAGAATTCCGCTAAGACTTCCTCCAGGCTTTCCAGCAGGTGCAGCCGATCAGTTACGGCTTCCTCAAAAGCCATCCTTTCCCGTTCGGTCAAAAAATCGGGATCGCGCTTGATGGCGTCACCAATCCACTCCAGCGCCATAGCGTTCAAGTCGGCTTTCTCTTGCCCGTCGATTAAATCCAGCAATTCGGGAGCCCATAGGCAGCCTTGCAGCCTCTGGCTTTCCAGCCATTCGCGCGCGTTCAAATGGACATAGGCCATCAGGAAACGTCCTTTTCATCCTCAGCGCCGCAGCGCGTGCAGGTTAGTCCGATACACCCGCCCGATCGTG